CTAAGGACGGAGGTTCCCGTGTAAGAGCGGGGACTTCCAAAGGCGACAGCTACTGTGCTAGAAGTCTAGGCATTAAGAAAGGCTTATCTAAGAAGAAACAAAACGACCCTAACACACCTAACAACTTATCACGTAAGCGTTGGAAATGTTCTGGCGCTAAGTCTAAGAGGAAATAGTTATGATGAAGAAAGGCGGATGTAAAAAGAAAGCAAAGTCTTGTCCTGCTAAACCTAAGCGTGGCGGACGTGCAGCTAAGAACAAAAAAAACAAGATGACAGTAGGTAGCTACAAATAAGTAAAATAGTTCTTGACTTTTGCTTCAATATATGTTATAATAATACTATAGTATGCTTAAGTATACTTTAACTTGTACTTTAACTTGTACTTTAACTTATAACAAACTGTCCTTTAAGGAGAAACAGTTAATGATTGAAACAGATAAAGAATTAGAAAAATACTACGAAGATATGCTTTCGATGTTCCGTACAGATGGTTGGACTACTTTAAAGGAAGACCTAGAGACGAACGCTAAGGGTATTGATTCAGTAGAGGCATCGAAGAATGTTGAAGACCTTTTCTTCCGGAAAGGACAACTTTACGTCATCGCTTCGTTGTTAAACCTAGAAGAGCAAGTCCGTACAGCTTATGACAACCTTGGTTCTGAAGAAGATGCCACTGTTTGATTTTAAATGTGAAGCAGGACATACTAGCGAACGATTCGTAAGTAGCGACACTAGAGAAGTAGACTGCAATGAATGTGGTCTACCGGCAGTAAAACAGCTAAACTCTTTCGGAACTAGAACTGAGAAACATCACGGTGTCAATACCGATGCTTGGGTAAAGAAACGAGAGCAGAAGCTGAAACAAGAACGTAAGGCAAATTCATAATGGTGTATGAACCCTTACATAATATAAACCTCCATAATACTAAAAGGTACGGAGTTTAATAATGGCAGCAACTATTATAGATGACGAGCGTCTCGACGACGACAACACAGAACACGACAATATCAATGACCTTCAAAAGGAAGCTCCGCAAGAGACAACTCCACCTGAAGATGATATACCCGATAAGTACAAAGGAAAGTCAACCGCTGAGATTGTACGGATGCACCAAGAAGCTGAAAAGCTCTTAGGAAAGCAAAGCGGAGAAGTAGGGGAGTTACGTTCAGTAGTTGATAGTTATATTCAGACACAACTCGACACAACACCAGTACAAGAAACACCGACTGAAGCCGAAGATATTGATTTCTTCTCTGACCCCGACAAGGCCGTCGAAAGAGCTATTGCTAATCATCCTTCAATTAAGAAGGCAGAGGCAGCTAATCTAAACAATGTACGCACTACTGCACTTACGCAACTGAAATCACGTCATCCTGACATGGAACAGATTGTACAAGACGGTAAGTTTGTTGAATGGATTAAAGCCTCTAAGATTCGTACACAACTCTTTGCTCAAGCAGACCGACAGTATGACTATGAAGCCGCAGACGAACTCTTTACTAATTGGAAAGACCGTCAAGGTGTTGTAGCTCAGACTGTAGCTGCTGAGAAGGACACCAGAAAAGCCGCTGTTAAGACTGCTTCCACAGGTAGTACCAAAGGAAACGGTGAGCAGCGAGCGAAGAAAGTATATCGACGCTCAGACATTATTAAGCTGATGAAAACCGACCCTGACAGGTATATGTCTTTGTCTGATGAAATCACACAAGCGTATGCCGAGAACAGGGTTAGGTAAAAACCTAAACTTTTTTTTATTATAAGGAATATTATTATGGGTGCAGGCACATATCCACTAAATACCGCAATTGTAGACAACACCTCAGCAAAAGGCGGCGCAGTATCAGGTCAAAACGCATCTTCGTTCATCCCTACTCTATGGAGTGACGAGATTCGAGCGTCCTATGAAAAGAGCCTAGTTATTGCTCCTAAAGTTAAGAAACTAAGCATGACTGGCAAGAAAGGCGACGCAATTGTTATCCCTGCTCCTATCCGTGGCAACGCCTCGGTTAAAGCAGAAAACGTAGCTGTCACCATTCAGAACAACTTGGAAGAGAACGTACAAGTAGCAATCGACAAGCACTACGAGTACTCACGTTTTATCGAAGATATTACTGAGACTCAGGCTTTGTCTTCTCTACGTAAGTTCTACACCGATGACGCAGGTTACGCACTAGCCAAGCAAATCGACACTGACCTTATGGATTTAGGTAAGACTCTAGGTGACGGCGACGGCACTTCTTGGGGAAACAGTGCTATTTTCAAAGTAACTGACGCCGGTGGTGTGGAATTATACTCGAACGGACAAACCGGCAGTGTTGTCAATGATTTCACTGACGCGGCTTTCCGTGCTTTGATTCAGAAGATGGATGACGCTGACGTTCCTATGGACGACCGTTGTTTCGTAATCCCACCTTCAGTACGTAACTCTATCATGGGTCTTGACCGTTACGTTTCTAGCGACTTCAGCAACACAGGAACTCGTGAGAACGGTCTTATCGGTAACATCTACGGTATTGACGTAATGGTTTCTACTAACGTAGCTACTCCAACGTCAGGCGTTCGTGCCGCTCAGCTTATCCACAAGGACACTTACGTTCTTGCGGAACAGCAGGGTATTCGTTCACAGACTCAGTACAAGCAGGAGTTCTTAAGCACTCTGTACACTGCTGATACTCTGTACGGTGTTAAGACTCTCCGTCCAGACGCAGGCTTTGGACTTGTAGTTCCGGGCTAAGTAACAAACTGGGGGCATCCATAAGGGTGCCTCCTTTTACTTTCGGGCTATCACGCCTTCTTATCTTTACATAGGAAAATATTATGTCTACTTTGACAATTGATTCAAATGCAAAACCAATTCAAGTTCTTCGTCCTACTACTGTTTCTAAAGTATCCACTTCAGGCACTGCCGCCTCCGCTACTGCTATTGCTGACGGTATTCGTGTAGCTCGCATCGTAAGCGACTCTGACTGCTTCTATAGCGTCACAGGCACAGCCACTACTTCTTCTTCATATCTTCCTGCAAACGCTATTGAGTATATTCATGTGTTCACAGGGGATACTGTTTCTGTTATCCTAGCTTCCGGTACTGGTTCCGCCTACATAACCTCAATGGTGTAAGCCATGTATGGTTTAGGTGTAAACAGACTAGGTGTAACGAATACATCAGGATTTGTACCTTCGACCCTTTTTGCTTCCGGTGAAGAGGGCGCTTGGTATGACCCTTCCGATTTTTCATCCATGTTTCAAAACAGTGATGGCACTGGCGCTCCTGCGGTCAACGGCCCTATAGGTTACATCGCAGACAAGTCAGGCAACGGCAATCATGCTATTCAAGCTACCTCTGCTAAACGACCAACGCTACGACAAGCAGGCTCTTTGTATTACCTAGAGTTCTTTGGCGCACAAGGTCTAGCTACAAGTGCTATTGACTTTACAGGCACTAATGAAATGACTGTAGTTTCAGGCGCACATAAAGACATTGACGCCACTGTAGTTGTTGCTGAGTTATCTCCTCACGTTGGGCAAAACGATGGAGCATTTAGATTAGCCTCTGTTGTTACTGACGCTTGGCGCTATACTTCTAAAGGAACCATTACTATTAACAGCAGCACTCCTGCTGACTATGCACCTCCTTCAACTAATGTCTTAACAGGTATTACTGATATTGATGGTGATGTTAATAAGATTAGAGTTGACGGTGTAGAGAAGGCTTCTTCCACTTCCGACCAAGGCAATGGGCCATTAGGTAACTGGACGCTGAATGTAGGCGCTCGTAACAACGCTACCTCATTGTTCCTAGACGGTAGAATATACGGCCTTGTTGTTCGTGGTGCTGAGTCTAGCGCAGCAGAGATTGCTTCTACTGAGGCGTACATGGCCGCTAAGACAGGAGTCACCCTATGAATCAGTATGCAACCATAATCGTAACAGACGCTAACAAAACTGCTGCACAAGAGTTACTAGGTGAAACTTTCTTTGATATTCCTTTAAAGAAAACACTAAGCAAGTACTGGGTTAGCTCAGGCTACTTCCTAGTTGAAGAGTATGATGCAATAGTAGACAGCGGTTTAGCTTTTAACATTAATACTGAAGACAGTTATTTTGATTGTTTATCAGAACTTAACATGACTAGAATTATCAAGGACGAGGACTAACCCATGGTAGAGGAGACTAAAGAAGCATTGGACGTTGTAGCTGTTTCAACAGGTATACTTTCATTAGCGGCATGGCTACCGCCTATCGCGTCGATATTTACAATCATCTGGATGGGCTTGCGTATATGGGAGTCCAACACAGTTATGGAACTCAGGGGTAGAAAGTAATGTCAATTCTCATGTCGTTAATACAACCAGTAACAAAGCTGTTAGACAAGGTAATCCCCGATGCCGATGCAAAGCAACGTATAGCGCATGAGATTGCCGTTTTAGCAGAGAAACAAGCACACGAACTAGCTAAGTCACAAATAGAGGTAAACAAAGCTGAGGCAGCACATAAGAACTTATTTGTCGCAGGTTGGCGTCCGGCTGTTGGTTGGACTTGCTGTCTTGCAATGGCGAGTAACTTCTTGGTTATACCGATGGCAAACTTTGCGTTGGCTCTTGCCAGTTCTACAATCGTCATTCCCCTTATAGACCTGTCTACTATGTTACCTGTACTTATGGGTATGCTTGGTTTAGGTGCAATGCGTACTGTTGAAAAGACTAAAGGAGTTAAGTAATGCCTAGTCAAGAAGTACAAGACCGTATGGACGAGACGGGACTGAGTGAAGAACAAGTTATAAGTTTGATGGAATTTGAAGCGGAAGGCATTCCGTTAGATTATAGCTTAGATAACTTAGATTTGTCATGGCTTGACGATTTATTCCCTGACGATTTTCAACTGGGTGATGGTACTGCTGAGTATTTTG